TAGCTTCTGACCTTGGTATCAATGATACCACTACAGATATTTTTCCTGCACAAGACGAAGTAGATCTTACACCAGAGAACTGGGACGAAAAAAGAAAAGGTAACTTTGTAAACTTACCATACCAAAAAGCACATATGACTACTAGAGTTGCAATGGATGATCAGTGCAATTCAATCAACATAAAAGATTTATACAAATTTATATCCAAGTTTAGACTTAAACCTGCAGAGTTTAAAAAATTAAAAATATTTCAAGACGATGAAACAAAAGACTATCCACCTTGTGTAGTTAATTTTATGAAAAATAAAGTTAAGAAAGGTGAGGGACGTAATGATGCTATGTTTAACGTAGCTGTGTTAGCTAAAAAAATTAATCCCGATCCTGTCATGTATGAAGATTGGACTAGAGATATGATGGGTAAGGTATGTGAAGAAAGATTACACCCAAAAGAATTAGAAAATATATTCAAAGGTGTTGAAAACAAAGAGTATGCCTACAAATGTAAAACATCAATTGCTAGAATGCACTGCGTATCTGGTGAATGTGTAAAAAGAAAATTAGGTATTGGTGCGAATGAAGCATTACCTGAAGTTGGTAAACTTATAAAAGTAAACTCGTATCCCGAACCATATTGGATTTTACCTATTCAAGGAAAATCTATAAGACTATCTACAAAACAATTATACCAACAGCAGTTGTTAGGAGAACAACTTTTAAATTACGATATTGTGTGGCGACCACTTAAACCAACCAAAAGAGACCCAGACCCATATCGAGATTGGCTAGATGAGTTAATGACTAACAAGCAAGACATGGAAGGTTTTGATGCAACAGAGGAAGGTAGTGATGTATTTAATTCCAGAATGTCTAGATTCTTAGAAGACGTTGAAGATACAACAGAGTTTGATCAAATAGATTCTGGTAACATATGGCGTGATGAAATTGAAATGAGATTTAAACTAGAAACATTTAGATCTTTTATGAAAAAGATGGGTTATAATTGGAACGAAAAAGAATGCACAAGATTTTTAGAACAAGGTGGTGCAAAACCAAAAGCAAAGTTCAAAGGTATACAAAGCCGACACTGGATTGTACCTTTGCCAAAACAACAAGAACACAAAAACAAAGATGTCAAATTCACTAAACCGAAGGCTGCGTGGGAAGACAATTAAAATATTTGGTCCTCCAGGTACAGGTAAAACAGAAAACTTATTGAAACGTGTACAACGTTATCTTAGGCAAGGTTATTCTCCTGATGAGATCTGTTACGTATCATTTACAAACAAAGCTGTTAATGAATGTGTTGCAAGAGTTAGGAAAAGATTTAAAGAATACGATGAAGATGATTTCAAATATTTTCGAACATTACATTCTCTGGCCCGACAACAGTTTGCTGAGATTCCCGTTCTAGATCCAAAGGCTGACATGTTGATGTTTCATACTCAATACGGAACTGTAAAAGTTAATTACAAAGATGGCCATGATGATCAGAAGGTTTACAATAATTGGTCCTTACAAATATATGACAGGGCAAGAAACATGAAAGTAGATCCTGTGTGGCTTTACAAACAGCAATCTAGAAAAGCTGTAAGGTTGCAGCAATTCAAATCAATTATCAATGGCTACGAAGAATTTAAAACAATGGAACTGGAGAACGGACAACGGACACCTGACAGGTTAGACTTCACTGACATGGTACAAAGATACATCACTGATGGATTGGTAATACCATTTAAAGTTTTGATGGTTGATGAAGCTCAGGATCTGACACCTTTACAGTGGGATATGATTGTGAAGATAGCTGAGTCTGTTGATAGAGTTTACATTGCAGGTGATGATGACCAGGCGATATACGAATGGAATGGTGCTGATGTAAATTTGTTTCAAACTTTTCCTGGCAAGTCTCTTGTTTTGAAAAAGAGTGTGCGATTAAATAAAAATATACATTTTTTTTCTAGCTGCATTTTGCATTCGATGGGTAACAATAGAATAGAGAAAGAATTTTATTCTAATGGTAAAGATGGATCTATACAAAGATGGAATGGATTGAAGAAGGTGCCTTGGGATTTAGATGGTAGTTGGATGGTGTTAGCTAGAATAAATGATGTGAAGAGAGAGCTGCAGCAGGAGGCAAAAAATCTTGGCCTGTACTATCAAGATCAAAAGAATAATAAATCATTTGATCCGAATCAATTTATGGCGATACAATTGTGGGAAAAAATTTGTGAAGGTGGTGCCATTGCACGAGAAGAAGCCTGTGTCATGTATGAATATTTATTAAATATAGACCACGGATACCGGTCACAGGACAGCAAAAAATGGTCTTTTGCACATCCAAATCAAGTGTTTACTTTTGATGAATTACACTTAAGGTGTGGTATGCGAGACGAAAAAGGTCCATGGAATCAGGTGTTTAAAAGAAAATTTAAAGACAAAGATAAACAATACTTCAACAAATTAATGAAGGAAGGTGTGGATCTTACGCAGCCACCAAAGATAATTATTGATACAATACATCAAGTCAAAGGTGGTGAAGCTGACAATGTGGTGTTAGCCAGTAAATGTAATTACCCATCGCATTACGATAAAAAAAATCTAGCAGAAAAGGTAAAAGAGTTGAGAGTTTGGTATACAGGAGTAACCAGATGCAAACAAAATTTACATTTGCTAGGAACAAACCATCAATACAATTTTCCGTTAGGAAAGTATTTTAAACTATACGAGGCAAACTATGTTTAGAAAAATAATAATTGAAGCACTAGAAGATAGATACAATGCACAGATATCTGAAGCTGAAGCTACATTAAAAATTTATTTAGAAAAACCTGTAGCCATAGGAGAACACCCACAACACGTGGATGAAGCCGACAAGCTTGTTGAAAAGATAGCGAACGCAGAAGAAAAAATAAGAGTATTACAGGAGTTTAAATTATGACAGATAAAGATATGTTTGATGATGTGTTCCCACAAGATCGCCAGGTTGGAGGATCACATTACAAATTTTTTACCATTCAACCATACGAATTTATTGCAAAAAACGATCTTACGTTTTTCCAGGGGAACGTTATAAAATATGTTTGCAGATATAAATTTAAAAATGGAATAGAAGATCTTGAAAAAATTAAACACTATTGCGAATTAGAAATAAAAAAACTAAAAGATGCTAAAAAGAAATGACTCATCAGCTAAATTTTATTTACAACGATTCCGATTGGGTATGTCCGAGTGACTATCCTGACCTTAGACACGCGAAAGAAATAGCAATTGACCTGGAGACTAAAGATCCAAACATAAAAACAAAAGGCGCAGGTTGGGCAACTTTTGATGGCCACATTGTAGGTTTCGCTGTAGCTGCTTTTGACCAGCAGTGGTACTTTCCTATTCATCATGATGCAGGTGGTAACATGGACTCTGCCATTACCACGGCTTGGATGCAGGAAGTTTTGAAAACACCGGCAACTAAAATATTTCACAACGCAAGTTATGATGTGGGATGGTTACTTGTAAATGGTTTTGAAATAAATGGTCCTATCGTAGATACGATGATAGCTGCTGCACTTATCAATGAAAACAGATTTAGTTTTAGTTTGAATGCATGTGCTAAAGATTATTTAGGTGAAATAAAAAACGAAACATTCTTAAATGAAAAAGCAAAGGAATGGGGTATCGATGCAAAGGCAGACCTTTGGAAGTTACCTGCAGGTTACGTAGGATTTTATGCTGAACAAGATGCTGCACTTACTTTAAAACTTTGGCAGCGTTTTAAGACAGAAATATCTAAGCAAAGTTTAAATGATGTGTGGGATATGGAGATGGAGCTGCTGCCTATTCTAATTGAAACAAGACGGAAAGGTATAAGAGTTGATGAAGAAAAAGCTGTAAGCTTAAAAAAAGAATTTAAAGAAAAAGAATATCAAGTATTAAAAAAGATAAAAGACGAGACTACTATGAAGCCAGACATATGGGCTGCAAGATCAGTGGCGCAGGTGTTTGATAGAATAGGTGTTGAATACCCACGGACACCGAAAACCGGAGAACCAAGCTTTACGCAAAATTGGTTAGTAAATTGTAGTAACCCGATAGCGCAACTAATAAGAGAAGCAAGAGAAATAAATAAATTCCATTCAACATTCATAGACTCCATTCAAAGATTTGTACATAAAGGTAGAATACATTCAGAGATAAATCAACTTAGATCTGACCAAGGCGGAACTGTATCTGGTCGATTATCTTATTCTAATCCAAACTTACAACAGATACCTGCGCGTAACAAAGAGTTTGGAGATAAAATTAGAAGTTTGTTTTTACCTGAAGAAGGCAAACAATGGGGTAGCTTTGACTACAGCCAACAAGAACCAAGATTGGTTGCTCATTATGCTGCAAGTGTAAATGAAAATTTTACAGGTGCAGATGAATTTATTGAAGCCTACAAGAATGAAGCTGCAGATTTTCACCAAATCGTAGCTGATATGGCAGGAATAAGTAGAACTCAGGCAAAGACGATCAATTTGGGTCTTTTCTATGGCATGGGTAAGGCTAAATTAGGTAGAGAGTTAGGTATTTCTAAAGATAATGCAGAGAATCTATTAAATAAGTACCACTCTAGGGTACCTTTTGTTAAGAAATTAGCTGAAGCAGTAACTGGGAGTGCCTCAAAGTATGGGTTTATTCGAACAATAAGGGGTCGTAAATGCCGATTTGACATGTGGGAGCCTGCTACCTTCGGAATGAATAAAGCTATGCAATATGAAGAGGCTAAGGCCATATATGGAAATAACATTAGAAGAGCCTTTACTTACAAAGCCCTTAACAGGCTAATTCAAGGATCTGCAGCTGATCAAACAAAACAAGCAATGATTAATTGTTACAAACAAGGTTATAAGCCTTTACTACAGATTCACGATGAGTTATGCTTTTCTATCAACTCTGAAGAAGGTCCCATTCAAAGTCGATGTTGCATTGGGAAGAAGCTGGGGTGAAGCAAAAGAATAACTGCCCAAGATGTAATGGCACAGGAATAGTTAAAACCTGGTATGACTGTTCAGAAAGTCATAAAGTTACTTCTGATTGTCCTCAGTGTAGACCTGTCGATCTCGATCTTCACTCTCTTCGAGTGTCTGGTCTTTAAATTTGGGATCATAATCATAATATTTTATTTTATATCCCTTCTCTTTTAACTCTTTTAATCGTTGTGGGTTCCAATAGTACATTTGCTCTCCTTTTATTTTTTATTTACTATTATACCACGAGCAATTTTTCTAATTTTTATTTTATTGAATAGTAGACGACCTCCTGTTGCAGGGGTTCTATTCTGGATGCGACACTGAATGCTTTAATGAAGATTTTTATTTTTTGTAATTTTTACTTCGGAATTGTTTAAATTTAAGTCTGTGCAAATATCTTTAAATGTGTGCCAAAGATCCAATTCAACCTTCTTTAATTTTTTAAAACTACCATGAAACAATGCAGCTCTAGCTAACAAATCTTCTAAAGCTATTACATCTTTTGTTGTAAGAAAAATTTTAACACCTTTAACTTTTTTTTGAGACATAGATAGCCTACAATATATTTGAAAAATTATAAAAAGCTAGCTTTAACTAGCTATGTCTAGAAGACCTTTTTTAGCGTCTTCAACACTTTGTTCATTGATCTTAACTTTAAGATCTTTTATTTTAATATCGATCCACTTCATATCAGGCGTTACTCTACCTTGTTCCAACGCTTTGCCCGCCCACTTGGACTCCAATTGAAGTTTCTCCGTTATTAACTTTTGTAGTTGCATCTCGGTCAACCTCCTCGAAGGTTATGAAAAGTTTGTTGGGATCCAAAAAACCACCAGCATCCTTCTCTGTTGTTTCTCCTGACTCAACCTTCTTGCTAAACGTGTCAAGAGCAGCTTTATCGTTCTCAGCCTCAAGCATCTCATCAATTAATATGTTTTTATATTTTGCTTGGACGCGATATAGCTTCATGCATCATTATATATCAAAATGTGACTAAAATGCAACTATGTGGTCAATTTAGGTTTTGGTGGAGGAACTACAGGTTTTGGTACTTCTACAGGTCTACATTCGAATTTTACCACTATTTTTTGATTTTCTACGTACTCATTATCCCATTCTTCAGTTTCTTCTAATGATTTAAAAGTGCCATGGGCTACTCGATAACCATACTCTACACAAGCCGTATGACTATCAAATGAAAAACCAGGTATGTGATTGCTTGGGCAATGGTTAGTCACCATGCTGCACATATATAAAACCAGTATAAATTTTGTCATAAAATCCTATAATATCTTATACTATTTAGTCCTTGCATATCCCATTAAAATGTTTATAAGAAATGCATGTTTTTTAAAAATACTAACAAAGAGGTTATCATGAAAAACAATCAAGAGAAAGCAGCAATGACTGCTGCTGAAAAGCTAGGCGAAGCTTTGGTATTAAAGCCTGAATGGGAAGTAAAACCAAAAAGCGTTGTCATGACTCATGTCTTTTCAGTTGAATTTAATGAGTCAACAAAAGAACTGCAGCTGATGGTAAATGGTGATTTGTATCAAA